TCCTTGGTCTTTTTGTCAAACTCAACGAGGACGTGGCGGTAAGACGAAACCGAACTATCCGTGCCGGTAAAGTCATCCTTCGTAAATGGGTTAATCCGTATCCACGCACCTTGCTCGGTGTTTTGAAACTTCTGGTTTCCAACCGATTGAGGCCCGAAGAATTTGGTGATCCATTCTTGGCGAGTAAGGAACATACCCTTGGACGCAGGAAACCACTTACCATCCTCGGTCTGTCCGGCTTCGTTAGTAATGCAGATAATGTCCTCGTCCTTAAAACAATTCAGTAGGACATCCGCAGTCGTGTAAGGAGTCTGACTCGCAACCAAGTCTGCAATCTTTTGCGGGTTAAATATAAAACGACCATTAGCGCCGACACGACGATCAGAAGTATTGCTCACCAGCCAACCCTTCGGCTTTTCGTGTGGTTTAACATAAGCATCGTTCAGCTTGTGCCGTAAGTCCTTTTCCGACCACGGTGGACTACAACGCTGGTTAAACTCTTGAAGCAAAGCCCACGCATCGCCCCACGGAAGGTCGAAGCCGTTGGCAAGTATGGACGCCGCACGATACGTGGCAGGATGTCCTCCTGCACCGCTTATAGCGGGTGGAAGTTTGGCGAGATATGCTCTCGCACCAGCAATTCGGTCTTGGGTGGTCATTAGTCGGGGGATGGGTGGCTTAAATGTAGGAGTTAAAGTGTTCCGTCAATCTGCTTTTGGATGCGTTCACCAATCCATCGCATAACCGGAACTGCCATCGAGTTCCCGCAAGCTTTGTAACGAGGGCCATCTGGACACTCGCTTGCTGGTTTACCCTTCCACGGAATTTGAGAATAGTTATCTGGAAAACCTTGTAGGCGTTCACACTCGACTGGAGTAAGGCGTCGAACTGCCATAGTAGGAGAGAATACTGCCCCAGTATGATTTACGTCTGAAGCCGAACAACTCAAAGTCTGACTGGTATCAGAAACAGTTTGATTGTATGCATCAAAAGCCATTACTGCTGGCGCACCGTGACCTCCTGCGGTTCGTAGTGGGCAACGTAAGTCTCCAGTTAATTGCTGATTATATAAGTCAACGCCTTGTGAAATTTGTGCTACACCTGGAACAAACTCTTTAGTAAGAGTAGGCGATGTAGCCCGCTTCGATTTACGGAATGGAACTCCCTCAACAATACATTTACCCTCTTGAACATATTGATTGCCAACGCCTTTAAAGTCCCTTGCGCACAATGATCCAACAACAGTTGGACAGATATAACCACCACGCTGACCTTTGTTGCAATTAAGCGTTCCTGCTTTATCTATTACTCGCTCTGCGTTTGCTTGGTCTCCGGCGCTCCAGAGGATGCCGCCTGTCTCAATGCTTGCTCTAACATCGGAGGCAACGCCTTCCCCCTCTTGGTCGCTCTCCTCAATATTCCCGCACAAGCTTTTGCGCTCAAATAAAATTTCTGCGGCAGTTCTCCAGTTTCCAGCACCTTCGATAGCGAGGAGGAACACTCTTTTTCTCCGTTGTGGGACACCGAAGTATTGAGCGTCACACACCCGCCAAGCGAACCCATACCCGAGTTGAGCCAACGCCCCGATGAAGGAGGCAAAATCTCGTCCTTTGTTTGATGACAACACTCCAGGGACATTTTCCCAGAGGATGTATTTAGGCCGTAGGTGGTCAGCCAATGCAAGAAAGGTGAGTGCAAGGTTTCCTCTTGGATCGTCGAGTCCTTTGCGGAGTCCTGCGACGCTGAATGCTTGGCAGGGAGTTCCTCCGACCAGAAGGTCGACTGAACCGCGTTCGATTGGCCATTGTTTGAATTTTGTGAGGTCGCCATAGTTAGGTATTGTTGGGTAGTGGTGTTTTAGGATTTGTGATGGGAAAGGTTCAATCTCTGAAAAGCCGACTGGTGTCCAGCCAAGATGATGCCACGCAACGGTAGCGGCTTCCATTCCAGAGCAAACGGACAAATAACGTAGTGGTTTTTTTGATGGGTTCATTTTGGGTGGGTTATAGGTGTAATTGTTTTCTGCGATTGAAGCACACAACCATTGGTCTTGGGTTGCGGCAATAGTAAAAGTTTTATCTTCATACCAAATTGCCCCAGCCCCCCCCCCGCCTTTTTTGATGTCACCACCATTGACACCTGTATAATGTCCTTGGGTTCTGACTTTAAAGGCAAGTGGTTTCATTACTTTCCGTAGTGGTATACTTTTCTTATGTGATTGGATACGCGGATGCGCAATAGAATTCGGTTAATCTTTTTTTCCTGCACCAATTCTTCCAGCTTCTTTTCGGCAGTCCGTAAACCGATGCCCCATTCTTTTGATAACTGGCGGGCGGTGTAATAACCTTTGGGGATTTTCTCGACCTCGTTGCGGCGAAGGTCACCCATCATCGCAAGGATTTGATTAGGGGTTAAAGGGGCAGTATCCATTTGTCCAAGTTGTGAGGTTGTTCGTGGACGAAAGGAACAAGGTGGGTGTCATTATAGTATCCAAATACCAATCCTTGCGACCAGGCGAATGTAGCCCTACGAGTGTTTGCGTAGTCCATTGATCCACGTCTCGTCAATGTCCCGACACTAATGCCAGTCGGTGAGTCATTACGACGACCAGTCATTCTTCCGACTTTGTGGGTGTGAGCAAAAATTACATTCCCATACATTTCCGCCATATCTCTTGGGGCATTCTCTCCGTAGACCGTTCCGTGTGTAAAAATATAATTGGCTAATTGAAAGCATTGCCAGATGCCAGTATACTCAATGAACCTGGACTTGCGCTTCTTGCAATGTTCCTCGATGTCTCGTATGAGCCGCAAGGCATAGCCAGAGTAGACCTCGTCATTAGACATCGCTTCTCTCCAAAGTCTTACTTCGTGGTTACCAGCCAGCACCACATTCGGGCGAAGCTCGTCCAAAAATTTTAATCCCCCAGAGATGTCGGGTTCAATCTCATCGCCCTTGCCTTTTGCGGAGGACATAAAAGGAGACATATCAACGAAGTCCCCCAAGTGGATAGTCATATCTGGTTTGAAGCGTTCCTTAAATTCAAGGACTGCCGTAATTGCTTTTGGATCAGCGTAATGTCCGTGCGAACATCCTACCGCCATAAAGCGTTTCCATTGTTTGTTTATATTCATTTTCGTAAGTCTTTAGTAGTGTAGTTTATAAATTTAACGTATTTAGGTTTGTATGATGGTATATTGGTTTCGATGTCCTTTAGGATAAGTAATGCCTTTGCAGGGCTAATACTTGCGTAGACATTTTGTTGGACAGACTTTAACAAAACCTTTTTAAAGTTTAGCAATGCACCTGGTTTCATATGGTGCTTTTAAATTTAGGTGGACGACCATATCCGTTATATGGAAATGATACTTTCATCCGGCGGGCGGCTTCTTGGAGACTGCGGAGTGTATAGCCGTAATAATAGACGGCTTCCTTCGAGGTGTAACCTTCGGCAATAGCTTTTAAGACGGCTACTCTTGCAGGGGGCTTTCTCATAGTCTAACACGCGATAACTCGCCTTTGTGAAATTCCCAATAGTCTACAACGGATCGTGCGAGGGTAGGGTAGACTGTGCGCTTCCACTTGTTAAAGCAGAAGTCCCAACAACGGTCATTGTCGCCCTTTAGGTGGTAGGCAACGAACTCTGGGTTCTCGACTCGACCATCCAGGACGAGGATAAGAGCGTGGCCGGTGCGTGGGAGTTTCGCCGCAAGTTCACGAAGTTTTTGTGGGGGTTTCTTCATATGAAAGAAGTTACTCATTTAGTTTTCAATTTTGCAATCTCCGCTTTGAGTCTAAAATTCTCGGAAATAATTTCGACCCATCGTTCCGTCACGACTTGCATAAACTTGGACGAGCGTTTCTTGGATAGTTTATGACCCTTTTTCATTTTTAGTAGGGACTAACTCGCGCCACTCCCAGATTGCCTTACGCATCTCGTCCGTTGATCCATTCAACATCAAGAAGGAAAGTTTGTTACCAGCTTCCTCAAGAAACTTGATGCGTTGTTTGTATACATCGACTTCAGTCCGCATATCTTTCAAGGCGGCTTCTGCGGTCATTAGTTTGTTGTGATTGGTAATACCGGCGACTAATTCATCCAGAGTTACCATTGGGACTTCTTTCATATTTTCGTTATTCATAGGGAAATTATTTGTAGAGGTTAGCAATTTCTTTTGCCATTGATTTTAACATCGCAGGGTTACTTGCCATACGGCGGTGGTCAATGTTAAGTTTTAGGAAAATATCCTTCATCGATGCTTCCTCCTCCTCGTTGTCTGGATCATAACCTGGACGCATAATTTCAACGGTCACAATCGTTGCGTCCAAATACTTTGCACAATATTCGTATTCATTGATATATCTCCAGTCGGAAACAATTGCAATCGGGCGGTCACCATTAGGGCAGAATTCAATGAAGCCGCTAATGTCCGTGATAAGGTGGCGGGCAAAGACACCAGGTTCAATGTGTCGAGCTAATCTCCCCAGGGCTACTAAAACTTCTCTAACCTTGGGCTTCAATTCTTCGGACTCGGTAAACGCAATCTCGACTGGTAACTTCTTATCCTCGGATAAGTCAAGCCACTCCAGGCATCGGGCGGTCACGGTCTTGAGAAGATTGGCGAACTTGAATTGCTCGACGCGGTTGCCGTTGCGCTCGAACTCTTGGAAAAGGGCAGATGCGAAGGTATCTTTACCCGCCCTTGCGACTCCAGTAATTAAAAACACCAGAGGTTTTCTTTCGTTTGTTATAGTTATCATTTGGAAAAAATTCGTGCAAAGAAAGATTTAGGTTTGGATTTGTTACTTTGCTGAACTCGCCAATCTGATCCAATCGCCTTTGAAGCGGAGTCTTTGGACATCGAAGTTGCCCCACGGATGCCGAACTGCTGAAGCTTGCGGACTTGTTTAACGCTGGCGAGTCCAAGTGCTTCCCTTGCCTTTAGGCGACCTATCATCCACTTGGCTTGCTCGAAGGTCAGACCCTTGGCGAAAACCTGTCTGGAAGCCAATTCTGACACTTGTGCAGGGGTAGCAGGGTTGGTGCAAGCCGGAGGTAAGACATACCCGAACACGGCACAAGCGACGGAAAGGTCAACAAGACCCTTTTCCTTGGCTTCCTTTGCGGATGCCTTCGCTTCTTCTTTGGCAATACGTTCAAGCATTGCCTCTTCCGCGTTACGGTCGCAGACCTCGGCGGCTACTAACGGATCGTGGGAGTCGAGGATAGTCTTACCTTTGGCAAACGGATGTAGAGTAAAAGCATCCGAAGGGGTAAACGAATTCTCTCCCGAAATCCACATAGGGTCGAGGATAAGGCAATCAGTCTTGCCAGGTGCGGTGCGGAGTCCACGCCCAATCATCTGACACCACAAGGCACGACTTTGCGTAGGACGTAAAAGAATTACGCAGTCGGTTTCGGGCGCGTCGAAACCTTCGGTGAATAAGTTTACATTGCAAAGGACTTGAAGGTCGCCCTTTTTAAAAGCCTCTACAGAGGACGCACGGAACTTACCAGTCGAACCGTCCGCGTGGCCGGCTTCGATGCCGCGTTGACGAAGTAAGGTTACAAGTCGGACGCTGGTGTCCACTTCGGGAAGGAAGGCGATTGCTTTCTTTCTGTCCCAGCGCTTCAGCTCACGAACAATAGAATCGGCAACGGCTTCGAGCGCATCGTCGTAACCACGGAGGCGAATCATCGACATCTCGACCGGCATCTTTTGTGCCATCGGTTTAACGAGGTGACCTTGCTCAATCAATGTGCGGATTGCGATTTCGTACGCTTGAACAAAACCAGCAGTCTCAAGTTTCTGACGATCCAAGCGGTCTGGGGTTGCGGTGACTGCGACCTTCGGGCCGGTGAATATAGAAACAAATTTAGTCCAAGAAGACGCGACTGCGTGGTGTGCCTCGTCGAACACGACCAGCGAATTCTTTTTATCGTCGTCGCTGATTGCAGAAAAGTCGGATGAGAAAACCGATACTGCAAGGGCATTGACTCCGTTGCGGTCAATGGTAGCTTGAGCCTGGTCAATCAATTCTTTGCGGTGGGCAACAAAGTAGCAACGACGATTGCCGTGGTCTAATTGCCAGCGCTTAATTATCTCGGAAGCGATAACAGTCTTGCCAGCACCAGTCGGCGCAATGACGAGTGGATCAATGCCCTTGGATAAAAATGAGAGTGCGGCGGTGACTGCGGACTCTTGGTAATCTCGGAGGTTGAGTTTCATTGCGGTGATTAGGTGGCGTTGATAGTCTTATTCACAGTTTGTGTATAACACAAGAAAAATCTTTCACAAAAAAAAGGGGGGCGATTAGCCCCCCCTTGTCGGCGGTAATTAGAACGGTGCAGGGCCGTTGGGCAACCTACGGAAGTAAGACCCCTGGTAGGCAACCCCCTCTGTGCCGTCTTTCTTGGTGTATTTGCGCTCGGTAACGACCAGCTTTAGGGTGCGTCCTACGGATCGTTGGGTCACCTTGGCAAGAAAGTCCTCGTTGACCTCGAACTCTCCACCGGACAGATACTCGTTGACTTCGGCATCAATAGCGGTTGCGGCAACGAATTGCTCTAAACGCTCGTGACCACCGTTGCGGTCTGGTTTAGCGAAGATGTCGCCGAACACGATTTCGCCTTCGCTGGTAGTGAAGGTAATGCGGGCATACAAGTCCGCACGTGGCGGAAGGTAGTCCTGCTTTACCGAAGTTACAGACACTTCATAAGTGCCTGCTTTGCTCACAAACTTTTTATCGTCTGCGGCGGATGGATTGAACTTGAATGACATATATATTATGGGTTGAGAATTAAATGTCTAATGTGATGCCCCATTTAGGCAATGACAAAGTTTGAATATCTTTTGAGTAACCAGGAAACACTTTGTAGAGGTTACATTCGCCGTAGAGCGCACACGCGGAAGCCATAAGTTTAGCACCCTCGGCAATCGCTTCTTCGTCAAGCTCGTAGATCGTCCAATCGTAAGGCGGAGTCTTTTCCACGACCACGAATAGGAAACGCTTTGCACCTACCAAGTGTAGATACCAAGCCGCTTGCATATGATATTTGAAATTCACCACATCCCTGCCCCACGCTTTTGCGGACGCATCGGTTGTGCTTTTCACGTCCACGACTACATCGTTCCCTAATACCAGGTCTGGACGACCTTTGATATTGATGCCGTTAAACTTATTGTAGACTGGAGTCTCGACTACCCATTGCGGGTCGCCCATCGACTGTGAAATCTTTGCAAGGCCGGTTCGAGCGGATGCGGCAACATTCGTGATTAACTCGGACTCGGACTGCGTAATGGCAATCTGGTCGGGTTTTAATGCACCGATAAAATTTTCCCATAATTCCTTTCCGACCTTGGTGCGACGATCACACTCTGGGGCGGTTAAAACCTCCTTGGAGTAACGTTGCGGTTCGAGAGAGGCCATATGAACGAGACGACCAATCTTTAATGCGGGCGTGTCCTCTTGTGGCTCTTTCAACCATTGCTGGTAGTGAAGCGGTGACTTAAGAATTACTTTAGCCCCAGAGCAGTTTAGCGCAGGGTTTTCGTTGTATGATGTTATTTCGTTAGGCATAGATTAGTTTTGTTTAAGGATGCGGTAGACTTGGCGTTGTTCCGGTGTCGCAAGGTTGCGGAAGTGTTCCAATTCTTCTTCCTGCAATTTGTATGCTTCTTTCAACACGGCTAAATCGATTTGGAGGTTCATCTTTTGTTCGGCAAGCTCTTGGATCACTTCACCCATTCGGATTACATTCTCCTCAAGAGACTTTTCGGGTAGAGGTTTAAATTCTTCACTCATTAGGATTATTGAATTCGAGTTTAACACGTTCCAAGAATGGTGCTGGTTTACGCAGGATGTTGGTAATGGTAATTTCGGGGATGTCCTTCCATTCGTTAGACTCATCAAGTTGACCACTCTCTCTCAATACTCGCAATGCCGCAGGACGCATCTCCTCTGGAACGAGGTCGTCTAAAGTTTTCGGGGCGGACGTAACATTGATGGGCTTTCCGGTTTCGAGTTCCTCAACGGTGTAAGTCCCAAAGCAACACTCTGGGGCGATCAAGCGAACCCCCTCGGATATAGCTCTGGCGGTAAGCATACGACGTGGCCACTTCTTCCAGTTATCCTTCGGCTTGCCGTCTTTGCCAAGTGCCGTTCCGTTGGCAATATACTCCTCAATCGACGCAACAATGTTGGCGGACTGCCCATTGCGTTCGAACTTCGCTTCAACAAGTTTGTCAGTGCGAGTGATCCATTCAACCTTACCGCCGGACATTTGATACTTTGCAAGAAGCGCATCGGAACGAATTGCTAATTGACCTTGGATGAAGTGGTATGTGCGGGCAAGCTCGAGTGGGGACTTCTTCTCAACCAGGCATTGCATTGCAAGAATTTCACCTTGTTCTGGCTTATCGAGTCCGAAGATACCCGACTTGAAGATAGACATACCCAATGTCTTGATGGCGAGCATTGGATCGTTGATGCGGTCATAGACACCGCCGATGGCTGACTGGGATGAGGGAACGACTGCGAGGTCGTTTGTTATTTCGTTTTCCATAAATTAAGCGACGAGTGCGGCGAGTAAAAGTTTCTTACTGGTAATTCTACGGAGTGTTCCATCAATCACCATATTGTAAGACGGTTTGTTGTTCACGACAACAGGTTTCAAGAGTCGGGCAACACTTCCGTCTGATAAGACAATGTAGCCAGAGTCTCCGATTTTTGCGACTGCTTTAACAGGCATAGTTTTTTTGAGTTGGTTTAGCATATTAGGGTTTGTGGTTAAATTCAGATACCAGCCAGCCACGACCTTCGACATAGCAACGCACGGCAACCGCGTATTGATCGCCTTCAAACTTGATAGTAATGGTCGCATCGTTTTCTTCGTAACGAAAGCCGTCACGTAAAACTCCGTGGTTCAAAAAGAAGTTAAATGCGTATTCTTCAAAACCCAATCTGTCGATGGCGGCGAGTGATAACATTGTTATAGGTTGTGTTGAAGTGAATGTGAAAGCAAGCAGAAAGCATCTGCGGTTTTCAAAGTAATGTTTTGGTTCGGCCAGCGTCTCTGGGCTTCGGCTTTCAATTTATTCTTCCACACCGTAGTCGTGTCAGTCCCCTTCTTTCCTACCCCCATCGTTTTCTGCCAAGTCTGCGGACTCACCAGCACGACCTTGTAACCTTGCCCTTGGTAGAAGCCGACCAACCAGCCGTAGGAGTATCCTAACTTAAATGAGCTGGACGCAGGAATTCTACCAACGAAGGTCGGAACTTTCTCAATGACCACCGTGGTATTGAGCGAAAACTTTAACTCCGTTAATTCTTCGTTACCGCCAGAAGTGATGGAGTGTTCAGTCCACTTGACCCATCCCCCCGCCACGCCTGGATCTATGCAGAGATAAGATAGGTGACTCATTTTAGTAATTCTTGAGTGATGTTGTTTACACGTTCAGCCGCATCGAGCTTCTCCGCAGGGACTTTACTCAAATCGAATTCAACATCCTTAAAGTTTGAATACCCCCACGCAAACGCAATGTAGATTTGAACATAGCTCGGATTTTTAATGCCCCCCTCAATCAATCGGTCTTTGCACCAGTAGAGATAAGCACCGGCCATTGCTCGCTGGTTTTCTTTGTTCTTCCACTCTGTGCGTTTAATCGTAGGAAGGTTGTGTGCCTTGCGCCATTGGTTTGCCGTGATCCACGCGGCGATGTGCATCTGCCACGCTCCGACCGCTTTACCCCTATCCCCTTGTGCTTCAAAATTTCCACCGCTCTCAATTTGTGCAACGGCATTAGTAAAGATTAGAAACTCCGCTTGCTCTCTTTGTGGAGGTGTAAGCGTAGAAAGAAACAAGGCGAGATTAGCGAGGTGACTCATAGTGTTCACATAATTCACAACCTTATTCACATTGCAAGCCCTAATATGCCGTGGGGGGGGAAATCCTTCGCCAAAAAAAAGGGGTCGCCATATTTTTAGGGGGGTCATTGTTTTACAGATAAAGTTTCTATATAATTTCACTAAATATTTATAGGGTATAATTGCGGGCTAAAACCAGCCGTATAATTGGCCAATCTAATTCGCCTGGCGTTTGTCCGGCTTTGTGCGGCGATCCGTTTGCCCCTGCAAATTCAAGCTATTGGCAACCTTGTGTGCTGGACATAATTTGCCCCCAAAAGTTTTTAAAAAAAATTCCTATAAAATTTGCGAAAAAAAATTTGGAGCTTTTTTTGCGCCGGCGCGCCTGGACAAATAGAAAACCGGCGAAAAAGTGCAAATTTCAATTTTTCAAAATCGTAACAAACTTGTAACAATTGCCATAATTGACATAATTCCGTAACAATTGCCATAATCGGAACGGATGTTCACTAATGAACGGATGTTCACATTTCCTGGCTAATGTTCATTTTTTTTTGAACATTCGATTTTTACTATCAACGCGGAATCTGGATCAATCTTCAATCAATGCGAGCTTGGGCGCTCCGGATGACGTTGGGCGCTCCGGATGACGTTGGGCGCTCCGGATGACGTTGGGCGCTCCGGATGACGTTGGGCGCAATCTAAACTAACTAAACTATCAATGAACAGAAAATGGAATCTGAAAAGCTTTTCGGAATTCAGATCAGAAATGTCTGGCGGCAAAATATTGACCAAAAAAAAGGGGAATTTCTTCCCCTATCGAACCAGGATTTCTAATCAGAATTATTTTTTAATTTCTGAAATCCATTCTAAATGAAAAGCAGAAACGTCATTTCCAATTTTTTTTGATATTTCATCCGCCATCCAATCGATTTGCGTTCCGATTGGAAAATCCATAATAATTTCATTAGGAAGATTTGGATTTTTTGAACGCCAATAAACAATGTGCGAAAATTTCCAGACATTGTGGATGTATTTTTTATTATTTTTTTTCATATGGTTAGGGGAAATGTAATTAGAATGCGTAAACCAGATAATGTTTATTTTCTAATTCAAAGAATGTAGTTTCATCAGCTAACCATTCCAAGAATTCTTGATCTGTGTAATCTTCATTGCAGGAATTTTTGTAGGCGCTCCGGATGTCAGCTAATGAATCATATTCAGACCATTCTGTTCTGATTAAAACTCTGTCTAATTCTAATTCTTGTCCGGAATCTAATTCTAATTCTTCATAATATTCCGCCAATGTCTGCGCGGCGGACAATGACCATTTGGCATATTCGTCCGCTAATAATAGATCAATAATTTCCGACGTTGATAATGTATGTTTCATTTTGTGTATGTGGTTATAAGATATTTTTCGGATGATTTGCAGTCTGCAATGATGTATGCCAATGCATCATCATAGGAATCGAATGTATCTGTTCCACATCCAACGGACGCATCTTTGTTATATCCCATTTGCCATCCAGAATACATCGCCATCCATTTTCTGGTTTCGGGATGGAATGTAACGCATTCTTGAATGTCATATGGATAGGGAATTTCTGATTTTTTCTTTTTCATAATTATATGTGATTTATGGTTAGGGGAAATTAGCCAGGATTGGGGGTTAATTTTTGGAAGCTTGGCGTTTATTATAATCTTCATTCCATTTAATCAATTTTTCAGCTTGGCGCTTGATTGAAGCTTTGTCCCATTTCATTTTTGATTTAGGAATCAGATCATAACATTCGTAACAATATCCAGCAAATGACAATTCAACGTCTGGATCATCAACGAATAAAATAAACCAGACATTTTGATATTTGGCGCATCGTTGAATATCTTGATAGATTCCTCGATTGCCCAGATATTGTTCGCATTCGATTTTGGCGGCGGATTTCTTTTTCATATTTTTTTATGGTTTGTTTGTGGTTAGGGAAAGAGATTACCATTCATTATGCATTCTCCAACGGACTTGCATTGCATCCAAGTTATCTTCCAAATCGCGGAATGAATCATATTTAAAATCGATTTCGCACATTGTTTGGTAGAGATTGGAATGTTCGCCTACATAATGAGCTTCACAGAAAAGATAGATTCCAATCTTGATATCATCATCAGAGATATATGGTTCTTTCTTTTTGATGAATTTGAACATCGATTTATAGACTGGATTTTTGATATCCGGCATTTTGTATTTTGATTTTTTCATATTATTTATGGTTAGGGGAAATTGTTAATCAGTTATAAATGGCGATGGCGAATCGGCATAGGAGAGAGATTGCAAGAATGACCATTGCGAATGTCATCCCTACCAGGAAATCATTGATGAATTTTTTCATAGTTATTTTGGATATGTGGTTAGATTGATTCGTTATAATTCTCATAAATTTCTGTATCAATTTTCCGGACTCGATTGTTAATTCGATTTGTCCGGATGGATATTTTTCTGATCTTCTTAAATTCGGAAACGGAATCTAAATCATCCGCATCCAAGCTCGCATCCATTCTTTCAACAATGGTTTCTAAATGATAAGAAATTCTGGAATGCAATCTGGTGCTAATTCCCATTAAAATTGTCGCATATGACAATAGATAGGGAATTGTATCTGCGTCCGAAATATTTTCATTATCAATTAAATCAAACAAATCATCCGAAACAGATTCGGGATCAATTCGCGATTCGTGCGCTTTGTTTAGCGCGGCAAAAAGTAATTTTGCATCATCCGGTATTTTTTTCATAGTAATATTTGGTTTAGTGATTAGGAAATGGTTAATCGGCATTGATCTATGATTTCTTGAATGCAGGAATCTTGGAAAGCTTCCTCATATTGTCTGCATAGCGAATCTTTCAATGAATCAAATTCACATTCCATCCCTAATGATTCGCAGATTTTATGGAATTCTTCCAAATCATCCGCATCGAGCTTCAATGAATAGCAGATTACTTCTTTAATAGACATATCGTCTGCCCATTCATAAGACAAAGGAGACATAGGAATCATATCGTAGAATTGTGGATCACCATCATCATACATTTTAAGAATGCGTTTCGCATTCGGGATGGCATCCCCATCCCTACAACGTCCGCCAATAGCTTCTTGGCAAATCCATCCGGCGCTTCCCTTGCCATTTCGATATCCCATATCTTTGGCGATTTCCTCTGCACAAAATGCGCGGAAAGAAATTACATTCTTAAATGCGAATTCCATTCCATTCATAATAGCTTTCACAATGTGCGCGACATCGAGCGCCAATGATTTTATTTTTTCATCATAAATACCAGGATTTTGGTAAATTGAAACGCAGACGAATTCACCATCATCATTTTCTTCAAAATCTAAATGAAGATCATTCGTTAAATTCATATCGGAATAATATCTGCTCCGGAATGGATCATAAGCTCCAAATAATGGAGTTATAATCGCGCGGCAAATTTCCAAATCGATTGTGAGACCATCGTTAATCTTGATTATTTTTTTCATATTTTTGTAGTGATTTTTGGTGAAATTATTTTGTGATTTTATCGGAATTTTCATCCGCATATGTGGTTAGAAATAAATCTAAATAGTCAGATCGCATTTCAGATAAAATGTTATCATAGAGGAATGATAAATCAGATTCATCGTAAGATTCATCGATGGCATAGTTTAAATCACTAATGCATTGATCGACAAAATGATCATCGGATGCATAGAGATTAAGGAATTTGATTAGCGCTTGGATTTTATTTTTCATATATGTATTATGGTTTGTGGTTAGGGAAATTATATTGAATCGGAATCTAACAATGATCTGTCATTCTTTGTAATGTAGGGAAAAGCGCATTGGAAATATTCGCAGAAAATCTCATTCGAGTAATATGAATGGCGCTCCAATTCATCAATGGATGACAATCTGTCCTGCCAATTTTGCTCAATAGCTATTTCAGATTCAAAGAATGATTCATCATCAACGCAGGGAAGAATGGCATTGGATGATTCGTAGTTTAATACGTCAGCTCCGAATCTGGTCATAATAGTTAAAACTAAACAATCTTTGATGTCTTGATCATTCAAACAATCTTTGATGGATGATTTGAATGAACATTCACCATTTTTATCAATTCGCGATATATAATATCTAACTGATTCGATGGCGTTATCTAATGTGTATTTTTTCATATGTGTAGTGATTTGGTGGTTAGGGAAATTATTATGCAGGGGATGCGTTGATGGATTAAATATAAGGGGATGATTCACTATCTTACAAGCGCAAACCATCAAAATCTTTGATATTGGATTTGCGCGGCAAAATGGCATATTTACATATATAGCACATCCGGACGTAGGGGATGGCATCCGGACGTAGGGGATATATGAATAGATAACGTCCAACGTAGGGGATGGATGGCGCTCCGGATGATCTGTTCAGCTAACGTCAGCTAACGTCAGCCAACGTCAGCCAACGTCAGCCAATGAATAGATAAAATGATGCATAAATCAGCTATTTAATGCGCGCCAGGATTTGGTGAAATTCTGTTCACTATTCATAAAATCAATGTTCATTTCAAATTGAATATTCATTTTTTTTTGAACTTTGGTCGTCACAATTCTGTCACAATTCTGTCACCAAAATGACATTATGTCAATTGTTACAACTATGTTACAATCCGGTTACGCCGGTCAAGGAATCTCTTTGGGGGGCCGGCCAGGGGGAGGGCGTAGCCCCCGCGACTCCGACAAAAACGTGGGGGTAAACTGACAAAACCATAGGAATTGCTATATGTGTTGTTATAGCAATATCTGTAGCAATACCTGTAACAATACATATAGCAAAGCATTTACTATATGTATCTTTACAGATACAAATATAGTAAGTATAATGAAAACACATTATACGCTTTACTCCTTTGAGGGAGTAGCGTAAATGGTTTTCCTATGAGCCAACCCTTTCCCTTCCGTCGCCGCAAAAAGTCCAAGCCGATCCATCGCACCGAGACACCTTGGGCGAAGGCGTGGAGGTTATCGCCGGAACGTATGCGGGAACACATCAACCATATGAACCAAGCCAAGGTCGCCAAGTCGGAGGAGACTGCTGAACTCGTCCAAGCGATTTTGAATATGCTCGATACCGAACCAGTCGCACCCTACAAACTTCGGGATGCCTTCCAGCAAACCTGGAACGAGAGCTATGGCGAACAGAAAAGTAAAAAGGAAGCGTGGAACTTATTACGGCTGGCAATGCGTCACGGAAAGATAGGTCGGACGGAAAACGGTTTGATATATCCACGAAAGATGTAAGTCCGTTGAGCTTGTTCACATTTGCGGTGTTAGGTTATTCACATATGATTAACCGAATGAATAACAACGAGTCGCCAGATGATGACGATTTACACTTCACCGAAAAAGATATTCAAGAGATAGAGGAGTTACTGGCCGATACTGCCGAGCTGAAGAAAGTCGCCGCAAGGACGCTACTTCGTGCAACGCATATTCTGGATCAGAATTCCAACGATACGGATGTCGCGTATCTACTGCTCCACGAAGCAACCGTAATGATGCAAGTAGTTCACCGCATCGATAGTTTCTTCAACGATGAGTCTGGAGAGTGAGTATCGCAAGTGGTGGCGCAAGTTACCCAAAGCCGACAAGGAACTGCTGAAGTCTACCGGCTTTGACTACAAGAATTTCAAGGACGATGGAGTTCCACTCGCCCATCGCTACTTCGGCGGTGAGACGGAGAAGCAGGGTGAGGACAATGAATACGCATCAACGAACATAAACGGTTACGACATTAACTTCAGTCAGTTCAAGAAATGGATCGGTGACAGAGAGAAAAAAGAAGATGAGATTGCCAGACGATACTTTTTGTTCGATGAAGTTTTGGAAATCTTGAACCGAGTAATTTCAATCCTCGATGACTCGAATGACAAGTCGGTGAAGTTACACGCCACCTGTATCAAGATTGCTTTGGGAATGCCAGAGCAACCCAATATGACTAAACTTGCAAGGGAACACAATCTTACTCGTGCGGCGGTAAGTCTCCGAGTAAAGACCATACAAAAGAATTTAGGATTAGCACCTT